CAGCTGCCATTGCTTCTATCGCAGATATACAGAATGTTTCCTCCCATATTGAAGGGTATGCATATATGTGTGTATCTTGCATAGCATCTATGACTTGTAGATTTGATGTGTATCCCATGTTATTTACATTTTTTAAGCTATCTATTTTATCAAACATTGGTTTAAATTGTTTTTTATTTTGTAAATCAAAAGCATCACCATAAATTTTAGTTGAGCTATATACATCTAAAGTAATATCATCTCTTTCAATAAGCTCCATGGCACCCAATAAAACATTGAGACCTCTCCACGGTGTAGATGTGTGTATTAATTTTATAGGATCACCTTTATTAAATTTCTTTTTAGGTCTCCAATCGATATCAGGTAATGCATTTTTTATCACACAACACTTATGTGTAGGTAATCCAAATGCATATCTAAACTTCTCATAAGTCCAATGTGAATTAAAAACATACCAATCATACTTTCTATGATTTTCTTTTTCAGAAAACCACGGAGCAATGTTTGGTTGATCGTAAGAATTTTTTTGCCACAAGATACTTATTTTATCTGGATCTATTGGCTCCTTCTCAGGAACTGATGTTGTTATTTGAAATTTTTTAAAATACGAAGGATCTAATCTTTTTTCTAATTCTGCGTATTGTAGCTCTGTTCCACCCTTAGCTTCCATTAAACCTTCTTATGCGTTCGTCTTATTGCGTTTTTACCTTGTCTAAATATTGATGCCACTTGAGTCTTACCCATTACTTTAGCTCTTTGTTCACCCACAGTTAATATTTGTATCTTTCTAGCAAAAGGTTTATTTACTTTTTTAACTTTTGCAACAGTTTTTCTTGCATCTGCAGGTGTTTTGAATTTAATTCCGACTGTATCACTCGGGTTTTCGTCAGTATATAGCCTTCTTCCACTACCCTTAGGTTTTTTACCAGTTCCTTTTTTTGGATCTGCCATTACTTTAGTGGTTTCTTTCCAAAAACATCGAACCCTTTTGGAACAATTATTTTTACATCAACTCTTATGTCTTTTTTATCATCAGCTTCAGCATAAGCTTCTTTTTGTGTTTTATAAACTTTACCTGTTTTCATATTTGTAATTGTTTCTTCAGACTCACACTTAATTCTAGGTATTTTTTCACCATTAACAATAGCAAAGTCACTCATGTTCTATCCTGTTCTAATATCGCGACAACACCAGTAATCATATTAGAGTGTGCAGCTGTAATGTTTAATGAATCATTTTCTTCAAATACTTTTACACCAGTCAATAAATCTGATGTCTTACCAGTTGCCATGTTTCGTCTTGAAAAATTAAATGTAGATGATGCTGAATTATCTGTGATGCTAGCAGTTACAAGAACACTACCAGAACTAACATTTAAAACTTGTACACTTTTTATTATAGCCACGTTTTCAGCAGGACAGGTATATACAGATACCGCATTTGTTGTGTTTAGATTAAATTGTCTGTTTACGAATTTATTAGCCATGACGACCTTGTCTGTTATATTTCTTATAATCTCTTTTTTCTGATTTTGAAAGTCTTTTTTTGTGTCTTCGTGGGCGTTTTCTAGGCTTTGGCCTTGGTACGAAGTTTACAAATTTTCTTTTAGCCATTAATCATTAATGAAAAATGACACTGCTTCAACATCATCTTTAATATCCTGTGGGTAAGTTGTGTTAAGTTTTTGAACAACATTATTAATGTCTCTACCAAATTGATTTAAGTTTTCTGGATTGTATTGTGGTGTTGCTTGTGCAACAATCTGATTTACTTTTGCCATTATCTTTTTCCTTTCATATAAGCTTTACCAAAACCTCTCTTTGCTATACCACCTTTTTTCATTTTTTTTTGATTTGGTGTTGGCATTGTCTCAAGATCTAATTCCTTTGGGTTTAATTTATTAACTTCTTTTTCTAAATCTTTACCTTTATATTTACCTGTCTTAATAAAATTTAAAAAGTTTTTTACTTTTTTTGTACCTTTTTTTCTACCGTGTTTAAGAATTTGTTTTAATAAAAAATTAGCAGCCATTATCTTCTACCTCCTATATGTATGTCAGCTCTAAAAGTTCCATATCTCCATGATTGACCTGTGCCTGTGTTTGCTATTTTAAAAGATGCAGCTCTGCCTCTTGTTCTTGTAAACACTTGCGTTGTTGATGAATTTACTGTGAATGGTCCTGTTATTAAAGGTCCGCTAGAGGATGAAGATCTTGAATTAGAAGGAAAGTCTCTTAATTGTATTGTTACCTCTGCATCTCCAGTTTGATTTTTAAAATCAGGTATAAATCTACTTATTCTTAACATAAATTCTCCATCACCAGCGATACCTCTTTGATCTAAATCAAAATCACCAGACACAATATTTGCAGGAATTGCCGTAGTGCCTGCTGTTGTAATCTGATCTGTACCAACCTCGTGTGCATAGTATGTTGTGGCTCCTGCCGATACTCCACTTATAGATCCTTGTGTTGGTGTAGCTGACTGATTAAAAGCCGTAGCATAAGGTTTACCATAAACACCTTGATCAACCCAAGTTGTTCTTGGAAACAATGAATTGTCATTTGTTGTCCAAACACCACCAGGTATGCCTTGACCGTCTCTTGTATTATAGGTTACAGATCTATCAATAAAGTTTGAAGTTGAAGATGGAAAAAACCAAGTAATCTCGTTAAACTTGTCATTGACTCCAGCATGCACAATAAGTTCAGAATCATTATTTAAATTACCAAATACATCATCTTCGACTAAACAAGGTAATTTTTTTACAGCTGCACCATCAAAGTAAAAGAAACTATCTTCTGACATCCAATAAATGATACCATCAACTTCTATAGCTGCGTGTTGTCCGATCAATCCACAGTTAGTACCAACTTGTTCAAAACCAAATGTAAAAGGTGGACCAATAAATCTCATCGTAAATAGGGCTGTATCTGACCAAATATAATTACCATTTCTACCTCGCAAAGCACCAATAATTTTTGATCCATCAGCTAATCTTTGAGTACCAGCTGTATTGGTCGCTGTTGGAGTGTATGTATTTATATCCTCTTGATTAGAAAATCTAATAAACATATCATCTTGTGTATTAGGCGTTCCAATACTAGTTTCAGTTCCAAAGAAAACTAAGTGCCTATCTGGTGTAGATACTAATAAATCTCTTGATGCAGTAGGAGCTCCTGAAACTAAAGTTGCTCTTAAAGGTGTGCTTATTGCACCAGTAGCAGACGGATCCCACTCTACTGCTACACTACCAAATATTAAAGCAATTAATTTTTGACCAAAATTTGTAAGTCTCCATTGTCCAGGTTCAATATCTACTCCTAATCCACTAGCTTGACCCCATGGTACAAAATTAGTTGCATCTGTTACTAAAGACCCATCAGCATGTGTGGCATCAGTCGTGCCTTGTGCACCTCTTCCTAAAGTCTGTAAAACATTACCAGCTTTACTAGCGTATGTAATTAATTCTGTGCCTATTAAAACAGTTCCTGAATTAGGAAAACTTGTAGCATTTGTTAAAGTCACAGATGTAGTATGACCTGCAGCTAAAACACCACCGTTATTCATTGTGGTTGTTGCTGGACTTAATGTTGTACCACTCCAATATCCTGTACCCCAACCAAAACCAGGAACTTGCGTTGAGTTACCTACAACATAATAAAAGTCCAAGGTCGCAGTTCCGGTGGTCGAGAACGCTGTTGATGCCCCCTCTGTTTTAGGCATTTGTATAGTAAAAGATGTTGTTGTAGGAGTTGTTTTAACTTCAAATGTAGCTGTAAAATCTGCTGCTGTAAAAGCTGATGTGCCAGGTATACCACTTACACCAGAGAATACGATTAAATCTCCCACATTTAAACTTGTGCTTGATGGACAACTTACTGTTACTATGTTTGAACTATTTGTTGTAGTAAAAGCATTTGTTAATGATTGTTGTCTAGACGCTTCAAGTGGATGAATATCATAAAAAGCACCTTCATAATAAATATATAAAATTTTATTAGTCCCTATTGCAGCATATTTAGAACCTGCTAAATCAAACCATGTATGTTGATCTCTTGCAACACCAACTAATGTGTTAGTCCCAAGTTGTTCCCAACCACCAATTTTTTCAGGTAATCCGTATCTAAACCTAACATTTTCACCGTCTACCCATCTTCCTTCAGCACCGGTCTCTGTTAGTTGTTTATCAAATCCAGGTATTAATTGTACTTTCGCTAGAGCCATAAAGCTAATATACAGAAAAAATTATAATTTGTAACCCTTGAACCATGCAGGTAATCCTATTAAAGGTCGTTTATCTAGTGCATTTTCTTTAGCATTTTTAGACCCTGCTTTATTGTAATGCAAAAATACTTGACCACAGTCTTTACCTGTAAATTCTTCTCTCCAATGTTCTAAGTCACATCCAGAATATATTAACATGTCACCTGGATTTAATTTTACTTTAACACCTGCTTTGTTATTACCACCTGTTGGATCTAAATATATTGGCCAATCATCTCCACCTAAATTTAAAGTGGTAGATATTTCACAAGAAT